GGCGCCGAATCTGGAGACTGCTGATCGATTCACGACAAATTCCCCGGGTGTCAGCATCGCCGGCACCGTGTCAGACCTGGACAGACCGCCGGCACGGTAATACTGACCCTCGCTCTGATCCATATAGTCCAGCAGGTCGCGCTCCAGGTCTTTGCCATAGACCATGGGCTGCGCCATTGCCTTATGCCAACGATCCTTGATGGCTTGCATCTTCAGCTTCTCATTGGAGGTGAGTTGCTTGAGTTTCGAGAGTGGCTCCAGCGCGCCGCGATCTGCCACAGCCTGGCGAGACCAAGTCTGCATGGTGTTGCGCTCCATATCCATACTCACCGATGACGCAAAGTGAGTGCGCAACCAACTGTTGTAGTCACGCATTCCCTGCAGGCCAAGCTCAATCATCTTTCTGGCCTCGAACACATCGCGATTGCTCTTGACGGGTGAGACGCCAGCACCAGAGCCATTGGCTGCTACCGAGCCACCGCTGGCAAAGCGTGCCACGCCGTTGGCCAGACGCGAGAGAGCGCTGCTGCCGTATTTCTGGACAGCGGCCTTGCGAAGAACAAAGGCACCGGCATCCAGTGTGCGTGGCACCGTGTCCTGATTACCGGAGCCAGGAACCGTGCCGCCAGATTGGCGCGGGAAGGCAGGCGCCACAGAACCACCCTCAGCGAAACGACTGACACCGGCGCCAACCAGACCGCCACTGGCGTTCACTTCGACGCGCTGGACGTAAATCGTGTGCGTGCTTGAGGTGTTCATGCCGTTAAGACTCTGGATCTGGCTCCTGGCGTCACTCACATTGCTGCTCACGCTGTGCTGGGACTCGGTGCGGATGCGGCTCAGCGCGTTGATCATGCCCTCGACATTGGTGATGGCGGCCTGGGCTTTTTCTGTGGTGACGCGCAACTCCAGCAGGGAGTTCTCTTTGGCGTAGGTGGTGAGTTTGTCCAGGGCGACTTTGGCCTGGGTCACATCGGCATCCACCGGCAGGGTCTTGCCTTCTTTGAGCAGCTGCTCATATTCCTGCAGCTTCTTTTGCGCTTGTTCGAGATCGGCCTTGATGGGGAGCAGTCGTTCTTTTTCTGCGAGGGATTTATCCAGGTCGGCGATGGCTTTGTCGAAGCGACTGGTGTCGGCATCGAGCGTGAGTTTGAAACCATCCTTGAGTTTGGTTGTCAGCTGATCGATCTGGATTTCGGTATCCAGCAAGGTCTGCTTGATCTGCTCGCGCGCCGTGAGCGCTGCCTGTGCTGCCTTCTGGTGCGCCTGGGCCTGGGCGTCCAGGGCGGCGTTAAGGATTTCTTCTGATGTGCGGATGTCCTGGATGGCGCTGTTGATGCCTTGTTTTCCCTGGGTGATGGCGGCGTCTGACTCTTTGGTTTTTTGGCTGAGTTCGGTGCGCAAGGCATCGGCCTGGCGCATCAGTGCCTCGGCTGCTGTGTATTCCTGTTTGCGGTAGGCATCACGCGACTGCGCTTCGAGCTGGAGCACTTGAGAATAGGCTTGCTCGGACTGTTTTTTGGCATCTTCGGCACGCTTGGCATCCGTCGTTTGACTGGTGGCCACCTGAGCGGCCAGATCCATCGCCTTTTGCGCAAGCAGCCGGGCCTGCTCGAACTCGCCCTGGGCCAGCAACTCGCGCGCCTTCGTTTGCAAGTCAACGACCTGGCGCTTGCGATCCTCTGTCGCTTCAAACTCCGTCATGCCCTGGCGGCGGATCTCCCGGATCTTGTCTTCGGTGCTGAGGGTGAGTTGACGTTTGACTTCCTCGATGCGCTGGATCTCGGCCAGGTGGCGGTTCGCCTCGGCATTCAAGGTGTCAATGTGGGCGCGGTATTCGGTGGCGGCCTGCAGCATCGACTGGCGTTTGGTGGCCAGGATCTCGTTCTCGACCCGCTTGATGTTGGCGCTGCGCTCGGCCTCGGTGGCACCCTGGCGCGCCGCCTCGGCAATCCTGGCCTTGGATTCGTCGTCGAGTAGCTTCAATGTCTCGGCCAGCGTCTGGCGACGCAGCGTGCCCTGCTGCGCCAAGGCCTCGACGAGCAACTGGGTCGATTTGGCGAGCTTGTCGGCCTCGGACTGTTTGGACAGGTCGAGCGCCGCCTGCTCCTGCTGGTAGCGTGCCTTCACCGCATCGACCTGCTTCTGCAGGTTTGCTTCGACGATTCCAGTCAAGCCCTTGTAGGCCTCGGCCATTTTTGCGGTGGCGTCTGTCACCACTGCATTGGCCTTGGCCACCGCCTGCTCCACATCACCCAGACGCGACTTGAGTTTCTCGACTGCCGAATGCACGGCTTCAACACCGCGGCCGACGGCTTCTTGCGTTCCCTGGCGCACGGCCTCCAGACGTTTGGCGATTTCTTCTGTGGTGTTGGCCACCGTGGTCATGGCGCCCTTGGCAGCTTCCGAGCCCTTGGTGGCGTCCGCATACATCTGGCCAAAGATCTGATTCATTTCGGCCAGGCGGGCTTGATGGCGCTTGGTCGCCGCGTCTATCGTGTCGTTGGTGAAGACGGCCGCAAAGGCTTCCCAGCGGAACTGCAATTGCTCAACGCCCTTGACCAGGACTTCAACCATCAGGATGCCGGCCTTCTTGACGAACTCGAATTTATCGGAAAGCCAGGTGCCGATTTCCCAGCCGACCAGGAAGGCACCGAGTACGCCAAAGGCGGTCTTGAGCAGGCCGACACTGGTAACTGCCGCGGTGACAGACAGATTGGCAGTCGCCCAGGCAGCCGATGTGGCACTGGCAGCGGTCACAGCTGCCGCACCTGCCGTCTGCCAGGCGGTGATCAGTGCAGGGATCAAACGGTAGATGAGGATCGACAAACCCACTTCGGCGATCGTCTTGAGCCAGCGCATGACCGTTTCAAGATTGGTGGACAACCAGGTCAGCGCCTCTGCGAGCTTCTTGGTGGTGCCTGTTGCGGTGTCGACCTGGCTGACCCACTGGCCGAAGGCGTTTTGCAAACGCTGGAAGGCCTGACTGACGGTTTGGGGCAGCTGGGTGTATTCAGAGGCTAACTTGTCCTTTTGCGAGAGAAGTGCGTTCACGACCACATCGGCGGTCAGGCGACCTTCTTCGGCGAGTTTGCGCAGGCGCCCGATCGGGACGTTCAGGCCATCGGCCAGGGCTTGGGCCAGGCGGGGACTGTTCTCTACTACGGAGTTGAATTCTTCGCCGCGCAGCACGCCGGAGGCGAGGGCCTGACCGAACTGCAAGAGTGACGATTGCGCTTCGGTTGCCGATGCGCCTGAGAGTCGCAGGGCCTGCGAGATGCTCTCGGTGATGGTCAGCGCATCCTTTTGCTCACCACCGAGCATACGCACCGCCTGCTGCAGTTTGCCGTACAGGGTGGCGGTTTCCTGGATCGGCACACCTATGCGCTGGGCGATCTCGAACAGGGCCTTCTGGGCTACTGCGTATTCCTGTTGGCCGATAGTGGCCAGTTTCAGGCGCGCCGCCATCATGTTCCAGGCGTCTGCTATTTGGACGACTTCTTGGAGCTTGCCGGTGGCCCAGTTGATCGACAGGAAAGCCAGCAGTTGCGACTTGGCGCTTGATACCTGGTCACCGAAGGCAGACATCCCCGCTTTGACCTCGGCCATGCCGGCCGCAGCCTTCTCGCCCGCCGTCTTGGCATTGGCTGCCAGTTCACCCAGACTCTGCTGGGCCGATGTCAGGGCGCGCTTGAGCCCGTCATCGGAGCCTTCCAGGGCGACGAGAACGGCGATGCGGTTGTTGGCCATGGGTTAAAAGCGACGCCAAATGCGCCAAATAGGGTGAAACAGAAGACTTAAAGTCAAAAACTGGTTATATTCTGACTATTAAGGTCAGAATATTGGAAATCTATGCAAACCTGGCAAATGCAAACGGCAAAGGCGCGGTTTTCTGACGTGGTCAGATGCGCCAAACAAGACGGTCCTCAAGACATCACGGTGCACGGCAGGTCGGTGGCTGTGGTGCTGTCGCGCGAGTTGTTTGACCGCATCAGCGGCAACACCGAGTCCTTGCTTGAATTCATGCAACAGTCGCCCTTGTTCGGGCGTGATGACATTGAATTCGAACGCGATCAGAGCTTAGCGCGCGAGATCGAGTTATGAGTTATCTGATTGACACCAATGTGCTCTCCGAATTACGCCGCAAACAGCCCGATGCCAATGTGGTGGCGTGGTTCAAGCAGCGCCCGCGTCAGTCGCTTTACTTGAGTGTGCTGACCCTGGGCGAAATCCGCAAAGGCATCGAGCGTCTGGACGATGTGCCAGGCTCATTGCGCCGGCAAACTCTGGTTGACTGGCTCGAACAGGACCTGCCCACCTTTTTTCTTGGTCGTTTGTTGCCGGTCGATACCCAGGTTGCTGATCGCTGGGGCCGTTTGCTGGCCAGTGCTGCGCGACCACTGCCCGCCATTGATGGTCTGCTTGCAGCCACCGCCCTGCATCACGATATGACGCTGGTAAGCCGCAACGTGAAGGACTTCATCGGTTTGAATCTGGACATCATCAATCCCTGGGATGTTCAAGAAGGCTGATCACAATTCCTGCAAATCGGAGCATTCCATGCGCACAGCCGAACGCCTGGGCGTCACACCGCCCACCTTGACAGCACACGACCGCGCTATGGAACACTGGCTGCTTCAAGAAGTAGTGCCAGCATACGACGCTCTGAAGGCTGACCCTGCGCGAGCCCTCTCGATTGATCAGGTGCGCTCTCGCCTTGCGGCACTGCACGAGAAGGCCGGCGCAAACAGGTGATCAGTTCAGCGTCTGGATTTGTTTTTCTATTGCAACAGCCAGACGCGGCACGCGTCCTGCAACCAGCCGCTCGATATCAAGTCGCTTCTTTAACTGCACCCGCGGCACCAGAACCGCAATCGGAATGTCGGCGCCACGTTTGATACGTTTCACACCCTCGGCTTTTCTGTAGCGGCGCTTGAATCCAGCCAAGGGTCGGTCGTGCTCGCGGATGTTTTCTGCCATCAACACGATGTTTCCCTTGGCGTTCTTGATGAAGTAGGCGTTGCCACCGCGCATGAGTTCCGCGATCTGCGCCTTGAAGCGCTTTCTGCCGACGCGCCCGTGCAGGGGAATCAGCATCTTGGCCGAGATGGAACCACCCTTCTCATGAATGCCAGACCACGGAATACGCGAGCCGACATAGAGTGCTGGCAAGCGGTTCGGATCCTGGTCCAGCACCTTGGCGTTGAAGCCCTTGAGGAAGGAGTTCTTGACCACCGCCATTTGACTGGCGACCTGGGAGCGCGCCTCTTGCTTGATCTGACTAGCCTCGGTTTGCATGGCGCGTGCCACTGCTCGTCTGACCTTGTCCTGGAATTCGCCACCCCAGCGGCGCAAGTTGGCTTGGGCGGCGGCGCTGTCGATACGCAGGGAGATTTTCATGTGAATTGCGATCTTTCGGTTAGGCGATCCAGGGTTTGGTCGAGGTTTTTGGCGTCTCCCCTTGTGCCGATGGCGATTAGGGACAACAGACGCGCGTCGTTGGTGGCGTCTTGCCGGTTTGTGGCTTCCATAAATCCGCGCAACTGAGCCAGGGTGTAGTCCAGGATGTCGCTCAGCCGGTGGCCATGCGCTATCAGGCGCTGGATGGCGTCGAACCAGATGCCGGCATTGGTGCTGGCACCAGACCCTTGGCCCGCGTGAACAGTCCGTCGAGTTTGGGCAGCACCGTCCGGGTAAAAAAATCGGCATTCACCTCGATCACCTTGGCTGCCAGCAGAATTGCTTCATCGGCTGCCAGATCGTCCACCCATTGGCGCGGCTTTGCGACCGCGATCGCAATCGCCGACAGCAAATCGTCACCATGTTCGCCTAACAGTGTTAGCCAGTCGATCTCTGCGCGCGTGAGATGCTGCATGATGGGTGAGATTGCCCGCAGAAAGGCCGGCATCTGGCCCACTTTGAGAGGCTTGATCGCCAATGTCTCGCCGCCTACCGTCAATTCGACGGGCTGCGGGATGAGTTTTTCTAAATCGTTCATGATGATGTGATCTTTGATTGAAATTGAGCCTGAATCTCTCTAGCCGACGAGCACAATTTTTCCGAATTGGCCCAGCGTCGCGTCGAAGGGCTTGCTTGCATCAGCCAGAAGCGAGCCCTCCATCTCGAACTTGTTGTAATCGTCCGAGATAAAGGAGATTTCCTTCAGCGGATCAAAGGCCACGCGGTAGAGTTCGACCAGAACTTTGGCATTGCCCTGCGCAGTGTTCAAACCTTCAAGCCGCAGATAGCGCTCCGGCAGCGGCTGCGTGAAGATGCCGATCTCTGTAGCCACACCATAGGCATAACTGGCCTTGAAGGGCGCCGTAAAGCCAGTCACATCGAGAAACTGCAGGGCGCCGAAGTCAGTGTCGGCCGTGTAGTGGGTACCCAGTTCCAAAGTGGCCGGTGTCCCGGCGGAATCCACCACAACCAGCGTAGAAACCTTGGGATGAGCAAAGAAATAGCGGTCACCGACAACAGGTGTCGCGCCGCCAATCGGTTCCGCTGTAACCGTTCCAGTGGTGCCGACAACATGGTTGCCGTACAGGGCGAGCGCCAGGTTCTCTTTTGTGAATTCCTCGATCGTGAGTTTCACCGTCGCAGACTTTTGCTTGACCATGCGGTGATCCAGCGTGCGCTGCCCCGTTTGGCTCTCGTAGTGCTCCAGCACATCGGTCTTGAGCGAGAGTTTGAGTTCGGCCACGTTGCCGGGTGAGCGAACCTCGACCGGATTGCCGGAGGTGTCGCGCTTGCCGAGGAAGACTCGGCCCTGGAAGGATGCATAGGTGCTCATGGTTTGGGTTCCTTGGTTTGAAAGGGTTTGAAATCTGGCTCAGCCTTGACAGGCTTTGGTGATTGCGTGGCGACACCGTTTGCAAGCAACCACTGGGCTGTGATCTCGTCAACGTCAATGCGCTCACCGGGCTCACCAGCTTTGCCGGCGTGCGTGTGAGGTTTCAATAAAACAAGTGCTGTCATGGCTTTCATCCAATGATTGAGATGTCGCGGGCAAGCGTTCGGTAAGTGATCTGGTAGCGCGCCGGAATGGCGGCGGCAGCGGCGTCAGCGTCCTCCACGTCCCACTCGCATTCCAGTTCCCGCAGGCCAAGACACAGGCCAGAGAGGTTGGCGCTGGCAAAGAGCGCGGCGTGGGCCGCGACCAGCAGCGCATCCGCAATCGCCTCAGGCGCACTGTCTGCCGTTTCACGTGCAACGGCCACCATGCGCAGCACCAGTTGGCGCTCGACGCGGTCGTTGATGCGCGGCGTGACGGCATCGGACTCGGGGAAGATCAATAGCGCCGGCGACTGCTCACGAGTGATGCCGATGGTGGGGGAACGCAGGACCTGCGCGCCTTGGGCCAGCGCAATGGGCGAGAGCAAGGCCACCACTGACTGGAGGATATTTTCTCGAAGGGATTGGTTCATGGATTCGTAGAATGCAAGTTCAAATTGAAGAAAGCGCCATGGCAAGCACAGCACCCAAGAAGCGACACCGCAGCAGCCAGTCATCTCCGACCCACTACACAGTCCTGGTCGAACTGGTCGACAGCAAGCCGACGATCTGGCGGCGCATCCACATCGATGGCCGTGCAAGGCTGGACGCGTTTCATCACGTCTTGCAGGCGGCCATGGGCTGGTCAGATGCGCATCTGCACGAATTCGAGATCAGGGACAAGTTCTATGGGACGCCCGACCCTGACTTCGCCGATGAGGACCGTCCGGTCTTCGTGGAGAAGAAGTTCCGACTCAACCAGTTACTCGCCGATGGAGACACCTGCCTGTACCTGTACGACTTCGGCGACAGCTGGAGCCACCGCATCACGGTCGAATCGATCGAGGACCTCGATGAGAGGTCTGCCCAATCGCATCTGATCTGGGTTGAAGTCGGTGCGCGCGCCTGTCCGCCCGAAGATGCCGGTGGCATAGGGCACTACCAGGACTTTCTGGAAGCCCTTGAGAATGACCCTTATGGCGAAGAGACCAAAGAGACCCGCGAGTGGGCTGGACTAGACTTTGATCCCGAGCGCTTTGATCGCAAGGCTGCCAACAATGCCATCGACCGCCTGCTGTGGAACGGCTGGATCAAGATCGGCGTTTGAAGGCAGGGCCTAGATTCGGGCCAGCGTCGCCCGGCACTCCGACCCATCGCCAATCGCAGTAACTTCCCGCACGCGGTAAGCCTGACCCGAGATGGTGATCGTGCTGCCGGCTACCAGATCAGTGATCCAGGTGAGGGGATAGCGAATCGAGTAGTCCCGGCTCACACCCATGCCCGAGAGCACATCCTCGTCTGGCGCACGCAAATCGACCATGACCTGCGTGGCACCGAACAGCGCTGGTGTGAGCAAGCCGGCGTTGTCCGCCGCCGCGTACAGAAACTCGACGCTGACCATCAGGCCATCGTGAGCTTGACCAGCACACCCGGGCGGTGGCACATCGGAAGCGGGTTGCTCTGCGTGTGCAAGTCGGTACCACGCTCGAACTTTCTGGGTTCCTGCTTGGCGTACAGAGCCTGACCCAGGGTGTTGACGGTCTCGTTGAAGTCAGCCGGGGCAATGTAGGTGCCAAAGGTGTCCACCGTGCCCAGCGGGAAGGCATGGGCCTCACCGGCAGCGATAAAGCGACGCACATTGCCATCGATGTCGCTGGCCTGGCCGCGGTATTCCTCGAAGGTGAGGCCACCGAAGGAGAAGGCCTGGCGCACATCGTCGCGCAGCATGGCACCCTGGGCATAGTTCTCATAGGCCTTGTTGACCTTGGCGTGGCCGACCAGTTTCTCGAAGAACTCGGGCGAGCACAGGCAGTGGATACCGGTCATGAACTCGCCGCGCAGGTTGTCGTCGACGTGGCGCAGCACCTCGAAGCAATTCTTGCGAACATCGGTGCCATCGACATTCAGGCCGAAGCTGACCGTCTTGGGCGTGATCTCAAACTCGTTGTAGAGGTTGTAGAGCACCGAGCCGTCGGAGTCCAGGATTGCCCCCTTCAGGGCCCCCATGCGCAGGTGTTCGAGTGTCAGCGAATGCTTGTTGCGCATGCGCTCCAGATGGCTGGCCAGGACAGTGGCCACGGTTTCCATCTCGGTCTCGGAACCAAAGGCCCGGATGCCTTGCACTTCCTCGGGCAGTACCACATCATCATGCGGAATGTGCGGGACGACAAAGGAACGGAGCTTGCGCTTGTCCCGAAAGCCAACCGAACTGGGGCTGCCCACTGGAAGCGTGGGCAGCAAGTTGAGCGTGCCGTTGCGCTCTTCGACCAGAATCTGGCGGGATCGAACCGGTTTGAAGGGAAACAGGTTCATCTGCTCCAGACGCCCGTAGCGGTTGGGCAGCAGATTGATGGCCAGAGTCAAAGCTGCCATCGAGAAGCCGGGATTGTTGAATGGGTTTTGCATAAAAGATCTCCAGAAGTACAAAACCCACCTGGTGAATCAACACCAAGGCGGGTTTCAGGGAAGGGGGAAGGAAGACGGAAGAAGCTGGATCAGGCGCTGGTGCGAATCAGGATGCCTAGGTCTTCGAGGTGGCGGACCGCCGCCTTCTTGATGTCGGCATCGATGCCTGCGGGCCAGAGGACCAGTTTTGCTGCGACCATGGCGTGACGTGCCAGAAGCAAGGCGTCTTCGCGGTCGATCAGGGTTGCATCGATGTCGCCGAGCAGGATACCAACAGGAGTGTCCGTACCGTCGGTCGCGACCGGGTCAAACGCCTGGTGTTTGTCGTCTGCTGTTTTGCGACCCAGGACTGTGCCCATGGCCAGATTCTGACCAGCAGCAATCGTGATGGCGCTGCGCGAGTAGAACTGGGGTGCTTCAAACTTGAGCAGATCGCCCAGAGTGGGTAGTGAATTGATTGAGGGCATGAGTTACTCCTTGGAGTTGAGTTTTTTGACGGCCGCCACGATCGGCGAGGACTGGGGCGAGGCTGCGGGCGAAGGGCTTCCGGTACCGGTACCGGTGGCGGCCGGTAGCGTGGACTGGATTCCAAGAGCGTCACTGGCCGAGGCTCGTGCTTCGATCAGGCTGCGACGCACCTCCATCTCGGTCTTGCCGGCAGTGATGAACTGCGCAGCACGATCAGGACAGCCTGCGATCAGGCACATCTCGGCAATCGCCTGCACGCTTTGCTGCAAGGACTGCACGGCTGCGTTGGTCGCTTCCTTGCGTGCTTCGCTGATCAGGTCGGCGAGGGACTGCGGCGTCGCAGTGACGCCAGATACGGCTGGCGTGGCAGCCACAGGGCTGACTGGCACCGGTGCGGCGGCGCCAACTGCTGCGCTTGCTTCAGTTGCAGGATGAATGATGGGGTCATTGTTTTCTTGAGGCATTGAAGTCTCCATGGTTGATAAAAGTTGGTTCTGCGGGCAATCGAAATTGGCTTGCGGGCTTGCGCGCGCCAGCGCAGGCCCCGCCAGGACGGACAGCGATGGAACTCGCAGGCGACCGGCAAAGAGTTGGTTCTTCATCTCAGAAACCGCGGCGTCCAGACTCAGCACACCGTCGGCCAGACCGGCCTTGACGGCGTCCTCGCCAAAGAACAATGCTGCCTGCGTTGCGCGGACTGACTGCGGCTTGATGCCCCGCATTTGCGCGACCTGATCGGTAAAGATGGCATAGAGCCGATCGACTTCCGACTGCAGACTGGCATGGGCCTGAATTGAGAGCGGCTCATGCGGCGAGAAGTCGTTCTTGTGCTCGCCCGCCGTGATGGCGGTGTAGCGCAGTCCGTCTGTGGCATCCCTGGCCGACTGGTCCACATGCAGGGCGATCACTCCGATCGAACCCACACCCGCTGTTTCGGTAATAAAGAGCCTCTCAGCACTGGCTGCAATGGCATAAGCAGCGGAGAACGCCGCGTCGTTGGCGACAGCCCAGATTGGTTTCTTCGCACCAGCGGCACGGATTCGGCGCGAGAGTTCAAACACGCCTGCCGCCTCACCACCGGGGGAATCGATATCAAGCACGATGCCTGACACACCCGGATCAGCGACGGCCCCATCGATCTGATCTGCGATCGAGGCGTAACTCAGGAGCCCAGATTCAACCTGCAGACCGACGGTGCGTTTGACCAGGCTGCCGTAAATGGGAATCACGGCAATGCCGGTTCGCATGGAATCCATCGCTGTCAGGTCAATAGTGGAAGCCGCTATGGCAATTCCGCCCGGCTGCACCGTGCTGGCGATATCGACTGGCCAATCGCGAGCTATTCCCTGCAGATCTGGACTCGAAGACATGCGCGGCATCAGCACCGACAGAATGACGTCAAGCTTGGCGCGGGCGATCAGAAGCGGTGTGCCGAACACGCGGCACGCAAGATGTGGCAACAAGGTGGCTCCTAGATTGAAGTGCTGTCGGGGTTGGACGCGGCGTCCGAACTGATTGCGGATTGCAGTCGGGCGTTCTTGCCGGCACTGCCAGTGATGCCGGCAGAGGGCTGGTCATAGCGCGGATCAGAATCAAAAACCAGTCCGAGCTCATCGGCGCGTCTGTTATCAGCCGCAATCTCGCGGTCGATGTCTTCTGCGTCGTAACCGAAACCTGAGATCGCCTCCGACCTGGACATCAGCCCAGCCCGAATGGCAGTCAGCATGGCGTCGAACTCCTTCTTCGGGTCGACCCATTGCCAGCCCTGCGGGATCCACTTGGCTGTCAAATACTCACGCCGCCGTGTTGCAAAGCCGGGCAAGCTGAGTGCACCCTCGAGCACCGCCTGCTCAAGCCAAGCCTTCCAAATCGGTCGGCACAACTGGTGCACGATGACACCATGCTGAATCGCTTCGCAGCGGCGCCTGAATTCCAACAAGCCAGCCCGGATGGAGGAGTAGTTCACTTGTGTGAGGTCGCCCGTGAGCATCTCGTAGGTGATGCCCATGGCCGCGGCCACCGCCCTAAACTGCATGCGCAGGAACTCCGAGTAACTCGCACCCACGTCCGCTGGCTGACTGAACTTCACATCCTCGCCGGGCTCCAGAAACTGCAAGGTTCCCGGCTCCAGACCAGCAAGTGACACACCATTGGCGTCCGCCGGTCCCTCGCCCATCAGGTTGTCTTCAGGCGCCATACGCGTGATGAAGCCGGCAAACATCGCCGCTGTCTTCTTGCGCACCAGTTCCGCGTCGTCATACTGGTCAAGTTCATTGAGCTTGACCAGGGCACGCGCCAACCAGGGCTCACCGCGGATTTGTCCCGGACGCAGGGGCCGAAACAAGTGAATGACTTCTGCCGCCGGAACCCGGACCGTGTCCATGCCGCCGGCGCCCGACATTGGCGCCAGCATGCCGTCACCCGGGTGCGAGCGGTACAGGTGGTACGCCACACGCCGACCCAGGCGATCGAATTCGATGCCGGCGCGCACGGTGTTGCCGGGACCCGAACTGTTGGGTGCTGGCGCCAACTCGGTGTTCATGGCGGTCGGCAAATGCTCAGGCTCCAGCACCTGCAGCTGCATGGCAACGGCCAAACCATCTTCAGGGCGGCGGTAGCGAATCCGGATCAGTGCCTCTCCGCCTTCCAGCATGGCCCGGCAGGCCAACGACTGCAAGCCGTAGAAGTCGGTCAGGCCTGCACCGTCGGCGTCCTCACACCAGTCGCGCCACAAGGCATGAATGGATTCGCGCACCGCGTTGTCTACCAGCATCGACTGCGGCTTGATCCCCGTGCCTATGGCATTGGCCACAAAGGCTTCGACACCCGCAGCGGCCCAGGCATTGCGCCGCACCAGGTCCCTGCTCTTGGCGCGCAGCTCCATTTGTGTGTAGGCCAGGGCCGCCACGGCGCCGGGGTTGCCGACCTGCCAGGCAAGAGCTCGACGCCCGCCGCCGACACCGTCGTAGGTCGGGTTGCTGGGGCTGGCGCGGCCAAGACCAGAATGGCGGCCACCAAACAGAGACATTCCGATGCGCCCGGCCGACAAACTACTCCGTATTGTTTGGATCCAGCCCATCAGGTGCCTTTCCCCGTCGTGACCCGGATCTGCCTTGGAGCACCCGGCCACAGATTGGTAGCTACCGCCTGCTCAAAAAGGCCGCGTTTGACTTCGCGAATGGCGGCGCGCAGCTCATCAATGGATCGGTACTCCACCGTCTTGTCGCCAAAGCTGACGCGTCTCTCCCCTTTAGCCAGCGCGGTCTCTAACGCCTGTACCTGGGCTTCTGTGTAGGCCATCAGCGATACACCATCAGGTTCATCTCGGTTGTGTCGGTGAGCGAGCCGGACTGCGAGGAGCAAATGACTTCGACATAGTCAGCAGTCTTGGCTTCGGCGTTGACGCGGGCGCTGGCAAATTTCAGAGTCGACTGGCTCCCGGTGTTGCGCGCAAAGGCGCTCCAGCAGTAGTCAGCATCACTCATCGCGCTCGCGAACGTCACCCGGTACTTGCCCGTCGCTTCCCGGGTGACGCTGCGGACGTTGAAAGAGGAGCGGATCGTGATTCTGTTGCTGGCATAGCCGAAGGACACCCAGGCACGCGCAAGACCGGGATGGTCAGCCTTGATGCGCACTTTGATCTGAGCACCTATGGCTGCAGCCAGATCAGCGATTCTTTGGGACAGGCTCATACCGCATCAGTCCGATCAGGCAGCCAAAGCGGCTTCAAAGACCAACACGAAGTCAGTCTCCGGGTCGCCAATCGCTGTTGCAGCAATCGCGCCGATGTTCTGCCGGGCCTGCGTCTGCTCCGGCGCCGTAAGCGACTGCGCCGCGTCAAAGCGCACGCGCTTGTCCACCGCCGTCAGCAAGGCAGCAATACCGCTCTCGTCACTCAGAATGGCGGTCTGCAGTTCCTTGAGGGTGTCAAAGGCTGCATCGGCACCACCCAGAAGATCAGCCTTCAGCGCGTCAAGCAGGCCAGTGATCTTGGAGGCAGAGAACGTGGTCGACGTAGCGGCCGAGTTGGCATCATCAATGACCGTGATGCCAGCAAGCACCAATATT